GAGTGGCCAGATGAAAATGTTTATCAGTTTCTTTTTGGTTGGATTTTTCTTTCTATACGTGTGTATATTGACGATGGTTCATGGTGATAAATACTAGCTTATGATATTTGCCTATATTATTTTATTCACTGCCCTTTTATTAAGTGCAGTAGCAGCATACTATTCAATAGCAGGACTAACTGCTATCTTTGCCGCGGCTGTAATTCCTGTTATTATTATGGGAGGAACACTTGAATTAGGAAAAGTTGTTGCTACTGTTTGGTTACACAATAACTGGCGTAGGATTAATTGGGCATTCAAAACATATTTAATTCCGGCGATTATGTTTTTAATGCTATTAACTAGCATGGGCATCTTTGGCTTTTTAAGTAAAGCACATAGTGACCAAAGCTTAGTCAGCGGTGATGCAATGAGTAAGGTTGCTATCTTTGATGAGAAGATTGCAACGGAAAAAGAAAACATTGCACAAGCCAAAAAAGCATTAGAACAAATGAATGCGCAGGTTGATCAAGTGCTTGGTCGTAGTGATACTGAGCGTGGCGCCGAACGTGCGGTAAGTATTCGTAAGAATCAAGCAAAAGAACGTGTAGCACTACAAGCAGAGATTACTAAATCACAAAAAATTATTCAAAAGTTGCAAGAAGAACGTGCGCCTATTGCAGCAGAGTTTAGGAAAGTAGAGGCTGAAGTTGGACCTATCAAATATATTGCTGCTCTATTATACGGCGACAATCCCGATCAAAATATTCTTGAGCGGGCTGTACGTTGGGTTATTATACTTATTGTTATTGTTTTTGATCCGTTAGCACTATGCTTAATTCTAGCAGGTAACAAACAATTAGAATGGGTCCGTGAAGATAAAGAAAACAGAAAAAAAGAAAAAGAAGAAGTGATTGCACAATGGGAACCACAGCCTGTTGTTCCTGAACCAGAGCCTGAAAAATTTAATCCAGATGAAGTAGAAGTAACTCCAGAAGAAGAGGAACAATTTAAACAGCTTGAACCAAAACAAGAACCTGAAACAGTTGGTGCTGTTGAAGATTTTGGTAATTGTCCTAAATGTGAAACTAAATTAATCAATGCAACTGGCATAGGTCCTTTCTGTCCTAACAAAGAATGTGACGTGGTAGATGGATGGCAAGAAGAAATGTCAAGTGATGTTGTTGAATTTCAATCTGTGAATCCTGAGCCGTTAATGGTAATAGACCCTGAACCAAAAAGTCTATTGCCTGAATCGGTTGTTGAAGTTGTTACCGAAGGTGTTACTACTGAAGCATTCAAAAAATCTGCAGGTGATTACGTAGAATTTGAAGGCAAATCAATGCACAAAAGTGTATTGAAAGAATTAAGACCGGATATATTTAAAATACGCCCTGATTCAGGTGAAAGTCCCAATGTAGGATTCGGACCAGAATTTCCGCAATTTGCAGTATTAGGTGATGTATTTGTCAGAGTTGATATGTTACCAAATCGTGTTTATAAATTTGTTAGAGATAAATGGATAGAATTAAACAAAGAAAATTCAGACACTTATTTACACAATGAAAAGTATATACACTATCTAATAGACAAAATTGGGTCAGGTGAGGTAGATCCTGAATTACTGACCGAAACAGAACAAGAAATGGTTGAACAGTTCATTAAAAAGGGCAAAGTTTAACCAAAATTTCTTGTAATTTAATCCAAAGTAGTTTATACTACAATTTCTTCAACAAACTAAAGAGGGTAGTATCATGAAAAAAGTTGCACTAGCAGTGGCTATTGGTGTCATCATGTCTGGTTGTTCTAGTTTTGGATCTAAGGGTATCACCCCAAGTCCAGATGCAGTTACACCGGTCAAAGAACAAAAACTTAGTACATCATTTACTGATGAAGGAGTTAAAATTTATTACACTGCATCAGGTAAACTTGAAAAAATTGAAGTTCATGGTCAGGCTCCTGCATGGAAGCGTAATGTAGAGGTCATTGCAGAGGCAGATGCAATGGATAAATTGGTAAAATTTATTCATGGTAAAAATGTTTCTTCCGAACGTAGAACTAAAATTATCAGCAAGGCAATTGATAATGCTAGTGACGTAACTAGTAATAAATTCAGAACCGTTGATGGTACATTTGAAACTGAGTCTAAGCAATTAGAAGATGAATTGCGTAGCACTAAAAACGGAGAAGAAATTCAAAAAGACAACACTGCAAAACGCAAGGCACAAATTGTAGATGAAACATTAGTAAACACTGTTACTGAAATTCGTTCAGCTGGATTCTTAATTGGTGTTCGCAAAATCAGTGATGCGATCAAAGATGACGGTAAAGTTTACACAGCCGTTTATCAATGGAGTGAAACTGACGTAGCAACTGCTACATCTATTCGTGCAACTATGCGTAAGGCACAAAACTAATGCGTACACTATTTACTATACTATTAGTAAGTTTGGTTGCAGCCTGTTCAACGACAGGCTTTTCCAATCGTGAAAATCTACGTGGACCTTTTACTGTAGTAGGAATAGGACACTCCGAAGAATTAGCAAGACGTGACGGCTTTAAAAAAGCAGTTGAGTATTCAATGGGTGTAGCTATTCAAACTGAACGTGTTGTTAAAAATGACACTGTAGGTAAAAATTATATCCTTACTCATAGTTCAGGTTATGTTGATGATTTTAAAATTAAAAATGTTACTAAAGTAGGTAACATGTACGAAGTACAAATGGAAGTTTTTGTAAAGCCAACTTACCTTGATGATTATGTAATTAAATCAGCAGACAAGAATTTTTCAGTTGAAGGTGAAAAATTAAAAGAAAGTTTAACCTCTTTTAATGAAGAAAGAAAAACTGGTGATGACATGTTAATGTCTGTGTTGAAAGATTATCCAGAAAAATCATTCGACTTAATTGCCCAGCCAGTAACCTTTAAGGTTGATGCGGATAGGGTCTTGTATGCTGAAGTAAAGTACAAGTTGAAATGGAGCGATTCATACTTGCGATCATTATCACAAACACTCAAAATGGTTAGTGATAGTGACTGTAAATTTATGTGTGACACCCTTGCTTCTTATAGAGTAAGTTATAAAAAGGGCAAGGATGATTGGGTGAATACTAATGACACAATCTATTTCAAAGATGCCACTAGACCTCAACTAGTGTACAAATATTTGCGCGGTGCTCATTTTCCTGCAGTGTATAGTAAAAGTCAACAAAAACATGCCAATGTAAGATATGTAGTGAAAGTTGATTTTTTAGATTTTAACAAGGATGTTGTAAACACCTCATGCATCTATTCTTCTCATGCACGGAAGCAAGACTATTGGGGCGGAGAGCAATTCTTCATTGATAATAAAATTTTTACTGATGAGACATTTAAAATTATAATTAAGAGAGGTAATTGGGTATCTGATCATCATAAAAATTTAGACAAATATGCTAACATAAATGTTAGTGTAGTGCGCCCAGATATGTGTAAAGATTTGTAATTTTCTTCTATAATATCAAACTTGATAAGTAATAGATATGGAAGAAGAAAATAAACTAAGTCATTGCAGTTTTTGTGGAACAAACAAAGAGTTTGTTAAGAAACTAATAGTAGGTGATGGGATAGCTATATGTAGCGATTGCGTAGAATTATGCAATGAGCTAATAGCAGATGATTCCAAAATTGAAAGTTCCGAACCATCACCTAACTATGATCCTGAATCTATAAAAAATTATTTAGATTCGCATGTCATCGGTCAAGAGCAAGCCAAAATAGTTCTTAGTGTTGCAATAAGTAACCACTATAAACGTATTACTCATCCACCAAAAGATTTGGAAATTCAAAAAGGTAATGTGCTTATTGTAGGTCCTACTGGTTCAGGTAAAACATTGCTCGCCAAAACAGTAGCAAAATATCTTAAGGTGCCTTTCATTGTTGCTGATGCTACAAGCTTGACAGAAGCAGGATATGTAGGTGATGACGTAGAGAGCATGATTAACATGCTATTAAACGCTGCTGGAGGGGATGTGAAACAAGCAGAGCGTGGAATAATATTTATTGATGAGATAGATAAAATTGCACGTAAGGGAGAAAGCACTAGTATAACCCGTGACGTAAGTGGAGAAGGCGTTCAGCAAGCACTACTCAAATTAGTTGAAGGTACCGTTTGTAGAGTTTCAGGCCAAGGTGGACGAAAGCATCCGGGTTCTGATATGCTAGAAATTAATACAAAGAACATTCTGTTTATTGCTGGTGGTGCATTTGTAGGTCTCAAAGATGTAATCACAAACAGAGTAAATGGGACAAGTATAGGATTTAGTGCTAACATCAAAGACAATAAAATTGAGGGAGAATTGTCAGACGTTACTCCGGATGACTTAACCAAATATGGAATGATTCCTGAATTTATAGGTAGATTTACTACTACAGTTAGCATAGCAGAATTAACCAAGGATCAATTAGTTCAGGTACTTACTGACGTAAAAAATAACTATATTTCACAGTACAAATATCTGTTAGGATTAGATGATGTTGAATTGACCTTTGGTAATGATGCACTTGAACAGATAGCCGAAAATACAGTATCACTCAAAACCGGAGCTAGGGGTTTGCACACTGAAATTGAAAGAGTTTTGATGCCACATATGTATAATGTAGGTAAATACAAGGAAAACAAAATCAAAACGCTAAATATTAATAGGGACAAAGTTCTCAATCCTAAATCAATTTTATGAGTGGAAAAAAGGTTATCGTACATGACGGCAACGTAGAGAAAGCGTTGCGTAAGTTTAAGAAAAAAGTGCAGGATTCTGGTATCTTGCAGGAAGTTCGCCAACGTCAAGAATACGTTAAACCCACCATCAAACGCAAAATTGCAAAGAATCTAGCTAAAAGACGTTGGAAGAAGCTTTTAGCGGATCAGCAATTACCCAAAAAACTTTTCTGACCTAAATAATTTACTTTTTTTCGCAAAAAGTATATACTAAATACTAATACAGATGCCGACATCGGGTCTGTATAAAAAGTCATACTTGCTTATTGAAAGGAGATAAAAATGACTAATTCAACTTTAACCCTACGTTCCTACGATTTTCCATCTATACACAAATTAGGTGTTGGTTTTGACACTATGTTAGAAGATTTGATTCGTCTTACATCAGCACAGCAAACTAATTACCCTCCGTATAACCTAATCAAAACTGAGGATAATCAATTTAGTATTGAGATTGCAGTCGCTGGTTTTAAAGAAGGCGAAATTGAAGTTTCAATGGAAAAAAATATGTTAACTGTAAAGGGATCTAAAAAAGACGGTATTCCTGAAAACTTTGAATACTTACATCGTGGCATTAGCCTACGTAACTTTGAGCGTACTTTTCCCTTAGCAGAACATATTGAAGTGCAAGGAGCTCTTGTGCGTGATGGTATGCTTATAATAGACCTTGTGCGACAAATTCCCGAAGAATATAAACCCAAGTCTATTGCTATATCATACGTAAAGTGATATTATAAATACAAGTGTGCGGAATAACCCGCACACTTTTAAGTCAAAGGTAAAAGATGGCTAACTCAGATACAAAACTAAAAATAAAACCAAACTTCAAAATTCCTGAACCTCCTATGTTCAAAATCATTTATCTAAATGATGATCATACAAGCATGGATTTTGTAATTAGTAGTCTTATTGAGCATTTTCATTATAACGCTGACACCGCAGTTAATATTACACAAAATATTCATGAGGAAGGATCAGCTACAGTAGCAGTCTTGCCATACGAAATTGCTGAACAGAAGGGAATTGAAGTTACTGTTGAGGCAAGAAGTCAGGGATATCCATTACAGATTAAAATTGAGGCCGAAGGTTAAAGAGTAATTCTTTTAGCCCAATAGTTTTCTTCTTGTCTTTTTGGATTAGATACATAGGTTATTCCATCAATTAATGTATCAACCATTTTATTGTAAGTACCAAATACCCAGTACTTAACTTTCTTTTCAGTATCAGATTTTAACGCAATGGACGGGCTTATATCATCTATAAACCCGTCCATTTCATGAAAATAAAGTTTTTTATCTGGTACGCTATTACTAACTACGATTATCTGTTTTACATCTACGTGAATCTGAAGTCTTTTTATAGTGTTGTGAAGGTAAACAAGATCATCCCTACGCATACTTTCAATTGCAAAATTATCTGCTAAGGTATATTCATGATGATTTCCATACCAACCATTTATACCAACAATAGCAACACCATTAAAAATTATAATATTATTGTGTAGATATACGGTGTTATTAATACTTTTACAAATTTTATGAAGTTCTGATACTGTTTCAGTGTAAAGCTCCAAATCACTATTTTCCAATGAACCATCAATGTAAAAAACACCTTGATAGAACATTGACAAATATGTTAGGGTTTTTTGTACTACTCTAAGGTCATGCGAAATGTTTCCTGCCACAATACAAAACAGGCTAGTAACTTTATCTTCCCATATAAATTTGTCATCTTCAGACAAATTTAGGTCACTTATAATGTCGAAACTAATATCCATAAGTTATAAAATTAAAGGGGAGCATTTCCCCTTTAATTATTCTGCTTTTTTCTTCTTTGGTTTTTTTACTTTTTCAGCCACTTCAGCTACTACTTTCTTAGCTTTAGTTTTGGTCTTTTTGACTACTTCTTTAACATCCTCAACATCAACTTTTCCATCTTTGTTAACGTCTAACACATTAGAAATTGTAGGCTGAATTGGTGTACTTTCATGACCGATACCATCTGGTTTTGTTGTCATTTGAGGTTCAACTTTATACGGTGCCTGTGTAGGGGCATCTAACGGGTGAGATCCATCTGCATTAGTTTGTTCCATCTTTTTATATACATAATATAAGATACCCGCAGCAACAATAATTAAAACAAGAATTTCCATATTTTTTCTCCTTTGTAAAGTATTTATTGATAAGATGTTAAGGTATAACTTTTACGCTAAATATACTTTATGAGAGACATTTTAAATACTTTAGACATTATTACCGAAAGCACAGGGTTGGCCAACAGAAAACCCGGTGACATTTTTAAGAATTCTACAGGCGATCAAATGACATTTGTGGGTCTGGCCTTTACCCCTGAAGAAGGTGGGAAATTAGAACCCGATCAGTTACGTGATGCTGTTGCAATGGCAACCAACGAGGCAGGAGATATACAATGGCAAAACGGTGCAGCAAGAGCAGGTGGATTTGCTATCGCAAGTTTTGATACTGAAACTGGCCCATTGCATTTTGGGTTCTTCTTACAAGAAGTAAAACCAAATCCAAAAGATAACAAGATAAAAAATGTAATTGGTGATTACAAATATGCTGGAGCTGCTGCAGCAAAAACTCAAGCAAAAATGACTCCACAAGATTTGTTAACAAACAAAACTAATCTCACAACTAAAGATATAATGCTACAGTTAAGCCAAAGTTTAGGTATTGATAGTCCATTATATTATATTGCCCATCAAGTTGCAATGAATGCCCCTTTTCCAATTGAAGTAGAGGTTGCAGGTGATTTAAGTTTTACAGGATTTAGAGATTATTTTTGTGAAATACTACAACCAATAGCATTGCAAAATGGTAATTACAGAGGTAATGCCAGTGAGGCGGCACAGACATTTTTTGGAGAACCTAGTTTTGCAAACACTACAATAAGTTTTGATAGTAGCAAGAACGCAGGATTAAGTGACAGTATGCTAGAGTTACCAGACGGACGATATGTTAAAGTAAGTAGCAAAGGTGAAAAGGGTGCAGAGGCCAGTGTTAAAAATCTATTAGATGAAGTGGATAATGTTCAAAATCCAGAACTACTAGAAAAATATAGTGATGTATTAGATTTAATTGATACAATGAGGACGAATGGACAAGCAGGAGCACCATTAGTATTAGGTATAAAATATGGTATAATAGATGAACAAGATGCAGAATTTATAAAGGCACTAAAAAAGGTTAAACCGTTGCCACTAGAATCTATAAATCACATGACTGTAAGTGGAATGAATCCTTCTAACAATGTAATAAATTTGGCAATGGGTAGAAAAACTAAAAAGCCAGAATCAACTGTTTTATACTATCATTTAATAGCAGCAGTAGCACATAAGGTAGCAGAAAAAATAAACACAGATACTAACTTCAGTCAAGCAGCAAGCGAAATACTTAACAATGGTGCTTTAGTACAAGTATACACTAACGCAAAACAATCAGGTAACAAATGGATACTTGAGGCATTTAAGACCGTATACCCAAGTAAAGCAGTTACCGGTGTTTTATTAAGTGCAGGCAAAAATTATAGCAGCACAGAAATAAAAGGTAATTTTACTTTTAAAATATTACGTAATGGTGCAAAGCCAAATGCGGAACCAACTGAAACAGATCAGGCTACCGATTCAGCAGTAGATACTGATTTATCTAAGGACGCGGAAAATATAGTAAATCCAAATACTTCTATTTTAGCCAGAAAAAAACGTGAGCCTGAAAACTTAGATTTAGGCAGAGGAAAACGGAAAAAATAATTCTTTATAGTTTTTACTTTATATGTTATAATAACATACATTTAACTATAGAGGAACAAAATGGCTTTAGTACCAATCGTTATTGAACACACAAGTAAAGGCGAACGTAGTTACGATATCTACAGTCGCCTACTCCGTGACCGTGTAATTTTACTTGAAGGTGAAGTTCATGACCACATGGCTAATCTTGTTGTAGCACAACTATTGTTTTTAGAAAGTGAAGACGATACCAAAGATATTTCATTGTATATCAATAGTCCTGGCGGTAGTGTAACTGCTGGTATGGCAATCTATGATGCAATGCAATTTGTAAGATGTGATATATCTACAATCGTTATGGGACAAGCTTGTAGCATGGGTAGTTTACTTACCGTCAGGTGGCGCACGTGGTCAAGCAACTGATATGCTCATTCAAGTTAATGAAATACTTGAAATGAAACGAAACTTAACAAACATTTATGTAAAGCATAATAGTGTAGGTAAAACATTTGAAGAACTAGCAGAAGATATGGAACGTGACAACTACATGAGCGCGGATCAATCTGTAGCATATGGACTAGCTGACAAAGTGATAACAAAAAGATAATAGTTGACAATAAATCCATTTGGGCATATAATACGAGTATGAAAAAAGAACTTGTATTTTATCTCAAATGGCTTGCAACTGTGATAACAATTGCAGGGGCGATATGCACTAGTGTTAATCTCTATCCCTTAGGTCCAGCACTACTGAATCTAGGGGCTTTTGTTTGGTTGATTGTCTCAATAATGTGGCGTGAATGGAGTCTTATTGTCATAAATGCAACATTGTTGCTAATTTATACAGTTGGACTTGTTATCAAATTGTTAACATAAAAATGGTTGACAATAAATCCATTTGGGCATATAATAACGGTATAGTCAATAACAAGGAGCAAGAAATGAACGAACTACTTATCAACGACAAACCCTACTACGGTATGTTTACTGACAACGGCAATGCTGTAATTGACGGTGTTGTGTTTTGTGCTAAGAAAATGAATTGGTCATGGAATCTAGTAAATGATATGCTGACCCAAATCTCTACTGTAGATGGTTTTGGTGAGGCTACTGATACTGCGGTTCGTGAATATGTGTACGAAGCAATTTTTTCTGAGGGAGAATAATATGTCTTTCGCATTCAAATCCAATACTAAATTTCGTATTGTCAGTGGTAATGTAAGTTTTTACGCTACTGCAAAACAAATCCGCGAAGGTGTCGGTGGCTTTATTAGTTTCAATCTTGCAGCAATGGAGGCATTGCAAGCTTTTGAAAACTATCGCACGGGTGATGGTGTTGAAAGTTGCAGCACAGGTCTTGGTGGTACTTGGAACGGCGTACAAATCCAATTGGATGTATTGTAAGGAGATGATGATGAAAGATTTGGCTAGTGCATTTTTTATGATTGTCGGTATTGTTGTTGTACTTGGATTGCTTTTTAGTTATCCAGTCATGCTACTTTGGAATGGTTGTTTTGTTCCTGCAGTAGAAGGCGTAAAAGAAATTGGATGGCTACAAGCTTGGGGTCTTATGATTCTTTTCGGCATTTTGTTCAAATCCTCTGTCACCACTAAAAAATGATACAAGTTCCTACAAAGGATAGTAAAGTTAAGGTCACTGTACGTTTTGTACAGGGACCTAATATGATTCCCCCTCAGCCCGATCACAGGGTATTTGAGGGTACTGTCGTTCCTAACTACAAATGGTTAAATGATCGTCAGTTTTGTATTACAGGTGATGAGTTTATGAAAGTCCGTGTTATTAGTATGGACTTAGTAAATGATATTGAACTACTAAGTGGTACAATGAAAGATGTTGACACGGATGTAAAAGTATTTGAGGTCGCAGGTAGTAAAGGTAACAAATACATTGTCACAAAAAATAGTAAAGGTTGGGATTGTACTTGCCCTGGCTTTCAATTTCGTAAAGCTTGTAAACATGTTTCAGAGTTGAGCGGTAATGAACAGTAAACAAAGACGCAAAGATAAAAGGCTTTGGAAGTATCGTGTCGAAATGTCTTACAAAGACTATACACATTATGATGAAATGTGGAATTGGTTAGCTGATAGATATGGTAAGAAAGTAAATAGATGTGGTTGGCGTGATAGGATGGGATGGTATCCAGCACAAGAATATGATGTAGTTTGGGAATTTCTTGATGAAAAGAAAATGGTTGAGTTTATGCTAAGATGGCTATAATAAATACAACTCTATCTAGTACCAAAATATTTGTCAAAAACTAGACAATCATTTACAATACATAAAGTGAAAAATATACTTGAAAACTTACAAAAAATACTACCATTAGTATTGCAGGTATTTACAATGTTAGGGTCAGTCGGAAAAATGCTCAAAGCATTTGGAAGAATGCTTCCTTGGCTTATACTTGTTGCTGCATTAGGTGGCGCAGGTTATTATGCTGTTTTAAATTACAAAGACCCATACAAATGTGTTGACAATGAAATTTATGAATTAATACAATGGGACAGTAATGTATATAAATTTAAAGGCGGTTACTGCGTATGAAAATAGCAATCACAAGTGATGTTCACCTTGAGTTCGGTGATTTAGATTTGCATAACGAAGAAAATGCAGATGTCCTAATTCTCGGCGGTGATATCTTTGTGGCTGAAGATGTGAAAAATTTTAGCTATGTTGATGAGCAAATAATGGCTGCTACTCCTAGTATGTTGGCACGTGGCAAGCGTTATTATGAATTTTTGAAAAGATGTAGTGAAAGATTCCCACAGGTAATTCTTATTATGGGTAACCATGAACACTATCATGGCGACTATGCACAGACAACCAGTGTGATTAATACTCTGATTGGGGAAATGAGTAACGTACATTTCTTAGAAAAAGAGTGGCGTATCATCAACGGTGTATTGTTCTATGGTGGCACATTATGGACTGACATGAATGGTGAAGATCCAGCCACACTACGCCAAATAGCATACATGATGAATGACTACAGAGGTGTTAAAAACTCTGCAAAGACTGTTCAGCATCGTGTGCCTACATATGATGAAAACAATAAAGAAGGTTGGACTTTTAAAGAAAGACCTGCTAATTTTACACCTGAGGATAGTGTAGAAGATCACAAAGCCTTTTTAAAAGGATTGGATGAAGTATTGGCATTGCATCCTAATATGACCACTGTGGTGGTTGGTCATCATGCACCAAGTAAATCTAGTACACATCCTAGATACAAAGGTGAAGTGATTACTAATGGCGCATATAGTAGCGATTTAAACGATTTTATATTAGATCGTAGACAGATTAAACTTTGGACTCATGGACATACACATGAGGACTTTGACTATATGATTGGCACTACCCGTATTGTTTGCAATCCTCGCGGTTATGATGGGTATGAAGCTAAAGCCGATGAGTTTAAATTAAAATACGTTGAGGTGTGACAATTGATTGAATAGTCTACTAAATTACTACACTATAGTTTTTAAATAGTATAGTAAGGAGGGCAACGAAATCAAATGTCAGACGATAGTGATATAAAAGCGGATTTAAAAAAATTCAAACAAAAACCTAAAATTACAGTACCTGCTGAGTTTTTGGATGGTGCAAATAGCTATGACGATAAACTAGCAATGGTTAAAATCTTGACTGAAAAAGAGAAAGGTCGTGTTTTGTTAATTATCAAAAAAATGATTGCAGCAGGAATGACAGAATCCAAAAAGAAAAAGGGAATAAAATGACTAAAGTCTATAGAATTACTCCACTTGAAAAAAAGAATGTAGAAGTCCTTTACGAAATTTTTGAAGAAATGGATGACGGTACAATACGTTCTTGGAAAATTGAAGAACTGTATCGTTGGGGTATAGGCTTTAGAAGTGAAGTTAATCCTGTAGGTGAGTGGGAACTGAAAAGCAACACTGTACTTTGTGAAACAGATGTCGGGTATGGTGCAGAGTTAGATGATTTAATCAACGTAAGTTTTGATTTTGATGAAAGCTTTTCTGAAGAAGAAAAAGGAGAATTAACTAATTCATGGTACGACGGTGGTGCGGGTTGGTTGTATGACGGCGAACATAATTGGCAGGTTGATTATGATAGTCTTGTCGTTTATGGACCTGTGCAAATTGATTTGATTGATGATGTAACTGGTGAAATATTTGAAGAAAATATTCAACCAAAAACTGAAGGTTCTCCTATGAATTGGCAAACCATCAGTGATCAGGAAGCTAGTGTTTGGCCTTTCCCGATTCAACAAAACTTTGGTGAAACTGACAAAAATAGTTAACCAAATAGTATTGCAACGTATGCAATCTGTGTTATAATGTTATCACGTTGAGAGATCAGCGACATTTTTAATAAGGAAAACATATGTTGAAAAGCAAACAAGAACGCCTATTAGAGGCATTTCAAAAGGGTGAGCAAATGACTGTAGCACAAATGAAACAACGTTTCAGTATCGCTAACCCAACTGCAACTGTAAGTGACCTTCGTTACGAAGGCTTTGCTATCTATGCAAACAAGCATACTGACAGCAAAGGTCGCACTACAACCAAATATCGTCTAGGCACACCTAGTCGTGAAATCGTTGCAGCAGGCTATCGTGCATTGGCACTTGGCCTTTAATCTAACGATAACAACGTGAGATAGTTTAGGCAGCTTAACGCTGCCTTTTCTTTATTATGAAAAATATTTTACACAAACTAATGAATGCATTAGGTAGGTACAGACTGATACCTGACCGTAGAACTGGCGCAGATTATATGCATCGATATTATTTACTATGCAAAAATCGTCGTTGGTTCCCCTTCAATGTAACATTGCATAAAATTGTACGTAGTGACGATCCTATATTTCATGATCACCCTTGGCCGTATTTGACAATTATTTTAAAAGGTGGTTATTGGGAACATGTACCACTATATGACGAGCAAGGTAATATGTTTGGCGAAGTGTCCAAATGGCGTGGTCCTGGTAGTATAATTAAACGCAGTGCAACAGCAATGCACTGGCTTGAACTAGATATGGGGAAGCCAGCTACAACACTATTCTTCATGGGAAAGCAGGAGCGTGAATGGGGATTCCTAGTTAGAATAAGGCAAACTAAACCAAAATGGGTTCATTATCAAACCTATCTAAAAGATTGGCAAAAGTACCACAACAAATACATTGTGAACAATAAATAAATTTAAAGGAGTATCGTCATGCTTGAGTTTTTTATTTTGATTAGTCTTATGTATTTTGCTTTTAATATGGGAAAAGCTTATCAATTATTTGAGATGCGTAGAACTATTCGCAAAATAGCAGAAGAAAGTAATGTAAATCTAGATGACTTACTAAATGCTGCAACCGATAAAGAGTTAGAAGAAAGAAATATTGTATTGGTAAAAACCGAAGTTATTGACGATACAATTTTGTTGTATAATATCTCTACTAATGAATTTTTAGGACAAGCTAACACAATAGAAGAAGCTGCTAAAGTTTTCAGTGAACGTAAGAAAAATGCTACTGGAGCAGTGGTACATAACAATGATGAACTATTTTTTGTAGACGGCAAAATAACTAAAACTTTATGAAAATAAACATAGGAAAATTTCCTAAATATTCAAATACAAGAACTGTTGATATTCAAATAGACAAGTATGATACTTGGAATATGTATCATACTTTGGCACTTATTATATACCCCATGTTGTTACAATTAAAAGAAACCAAACATGGGATCCCCGGAGAATTTGCAGAGGTGGGTGGAGAGGATCATGGTTATCAAGAAAGTTTTGATTTCTATAAAGATACGTATAACGAAGCATTTGATGAAGGATGCAAGCGTTGGGATGAAGTACTAGACAAGATGATTTGGAGTTTTGAACAACTTATCAATGATGACTATGATTCTATATATCATCATGGAGAAGCGAAGTATGAGTTTGTTGATACAGAACCAATGCTAAATCCAGTTACTGGTAAAATGGAAGTAATGCATCAAATGGTAGATACCAATCCTGATGAACATTGGTATGATCATGTTGGACACACAATGCATGACGACAGAATACAAGAAGGCTTAGAACTTTTCGGAAAATATTTTCGTAATCTTTGGGACTGATAGATACGTTATGCCTACACCTTTAAACTTTAATAGACACATAATGTTCAGTGATACAACTGGGCATAATATAGAATTTGATAAATCATTTGACTTTTTTAAAAAATGGGATGAATACACCCTAACTGTTGATTCAAATAAAGGCCCACTAACAGTAAAATGGAACAATTTACAGGTATTAGCTGCTAACTGGTTTGTTCAAACAGGATCATTAACAGGACAGCCTGTATTACAAAACTTTTTTGAATTTTTTCCAATGTGGGTCAAATGGAACTGGTGGAACTTAAGTGAACGAGGAATTTATGATCTACCCGACAATCCAACAATAATTGATATTGGTGCCGGAAACAGTGTTCTTGATCTATTGTTATCACAATATAATCCAACTGCGAAGTTTTATTTAGTAGATAGGTCTAAATTTATAAACACTGATAATCAACCAAAATATCCCACCACAGATAGTCCTTGTTGGCAGCATTCATGGAGTGTAGTCAGTGATGCTATAGATGCCACATCTATTGATCCAAATAGATTTAATTTTTTAGATATTGATGATGCATGGAATGTTGAGGCTGATTTAATTACCTCACATCTAGCATGGTGTATGCATTTTCCAAAACAGATTTACTGGGATAGAGTGTTATCTAGTTTAAAAATTGGTGGTAGATTAGTATTAGATATTAACATAGGTTGGGAAGAGGAATATTTAGATGAAATTAGTGAAGCGTTGAATTGTAGACACACTATCATTACTTCTTTTCCTAACAAACCTATACATAACGGTCATCTGCCAGCCAATCAGCCTAATAGGGATAAACTTAACATTGCCGGTTATCGATGTTCTTGGACACGTAAAAAATGAACGACACTTTGTGTAAATTTGCATGGTCAGGTGCAACCAGCACAATTATTAATACTTTTAGACCCTGTTGTCGATTTCCACTTGACGATAATGAACAATACCCTACTACAGAACAGATTATAAATCAAGGTGAAGCAGCATTTAACAATAGCTTTCTTATTGAACTAAGAAAGGATATGCTACAAGGAATTTCTAGAAATGAATGTAAAAAATGTTACGTAGAGGAACAATCAAATATGAAAAGTATGAGGCAAAAGGCTAATGAACTTTTGTCAGCATCAGCTACAGATATTACATTTGAAAAATTAGAATTTCTTGAAATTAGTTTAGATAACCTTTGTAATTTAGAATGTAGGATGTGTAGCAGCAGGTTCAGTACAAAGTTACAACTTAGAGATGAATATTTACAAAAAAACGGAATTACCGGTTATTCAACTAATACCGTCAATTACAAAACATTAGAATTAATGGACTCTATTGACCTAAGCCATTTACGAATGATAAAAATGTTAGGTGGCGAACCATTAATCAGCCCTAATCTTTTCAAATTTTTAGATAAAATTGTAAATCCAAAAGATGTAAATTTATTAATAATCACTAATGCGACAAGTATTCCATCAAGTAAGACACTAGACAAATTAAAGGAGTTCAAATCAGTAAGATTTGACTTTAGTATAGACGGGATTTACGTATATAATGATTACCAAAGAGTTGGCAGTAAGTTTGAAGCTGTTATAGCAAATGCGCTAGAGTTGTCGAAAATTTCACCTGAAGAACACAGTATTCATTCAGTATATAGTTCACTGAATTTACTAGGATTAGATGCTAGCACAAAATGGTTTAGTGAAAAATTACCATTTAAAACAACTATTGACATTGTGAAAAACAACATACTTTCTCCGTTTATTGCACCTAATTGGTATGTAGATGAAATTTTAACTAGTATATCAGACACAAATCCTCACAAGAAGTTTGTTCAAAATATGTTTGATCAGTATCACAAATTTGATGAGAATCAATGGCACGAATTTTTGAAATTTGTTAAACTAACTGATGAGATGTATCAAACTGATATAAACACTATAAATCCAATCATAGGCAGAGCTTTGGTAAAAAATTTTGCAAATCTTTCAGATTAAAGAGATAAGTAATGAAGAAGAAATTTATTAGTCTTTACATGGACTGGGCTAAACGTGTTAGTCAACTAAGCCATGCTAAAAGATTACAAGTAGGATCAGTTATTGTCAAAGACGATTGCGTTATCAGTTATGGTTATAACGGTATGCCAGCAAGTTGGGATAATGAATGTGAAGATATTATTCAACATTCAGATGATACGATATCATTAAAAACTAAACCGGAGGTACTACATGCTGAAAGTAATGCTATTTCAAAACTTGCAAAATCTACTAATAGTGGGTTGGATAGTACAATGTTTATTACTCATAGCCCTTGTTTGGAGTGTGCCAAACTTATATATCAAAGCGGCATTAATACTGTATATTATGATACAGATTACAGAAGCAATGACGGCGTTGAGTTTCTCAAAAAATCAGGAGTAACGGTTGTCCGAACAAACGAAACAACTGCATCAAATTAAAATACAATTGTCGTATGGTCAATTAGGTCCATTAATGGATTGGTGTAAACGAAATTGCACAGACAAGTGGTTCGTATCTGAATCTATGGACGTAGTAGAACAATTCAATGGAAATTACAAATTCTTTTTTGAATCTGAAAGAGATTACATAAACTTTATGTTATTCAATAAATGAAAAAAATTATCTTTATCCGAGAATCTAATAATTTTGATGATATCTTATCGGACGTTGTGCTTAAAAAGCAATTCAAATTTAAGATTCGTTTTTATAATGGATTGATTATTGAAGTTCCTGAGAAAAGCGAAATACTCAGTTACATTGAATTGAAGTATGGAGATTCAATTAAGAATAATTTAGTTCCTGATCGAACACCGATTATGAATGTTGATTATTTGCCAAAGAGAAACAATTAGACTGGTTTACATGATAGTCAGTTATATAAGCAGGCAAGTAATGCCAAAACAACATCGTTCTCACAAAAGTTTCAACATAGCAATCTACTAACCAATTCATATACTTTCCCCGTCTTTTAGTAATACAGTTATATCTGTGCCTACAGCAAGTACACAGGTCATATCACCATAAGTATCTAAAACAGTAAAAGTTTCCGTAGCAGGATTTCCCCACACACTAATAGTGCTTTTACTACTTGATAATCTTTTTCCCGCAATTATAGGAACTTCATTGTATTTCTCTTTTAAAGAAGCTATGATTTTTTCCGTCTTATCACACATTACTTGAAATTTACGGTATTCTTCTGCTGAAGAATTATAACTATAAAAAATTAATAAAAATAATAAAGTTAGTTTTTTCACGTTGCACCTTAAAATAAATTGTATAGCACTGAAATTGTAACCAAAAGTAATATAGATGCAACCCTAACTAATGTAAACATTTCGATTAATAGTAGAATTGGGATTTCTTCCTTTATCCTACTTAAACACCTTAACATGGTAGTTTCCTAAAGTAAGCCATAGCCTACTATAGTATATATCATATATCACACTGAGTTAAAACATACTTTTTTGTACACCGAATTTCTAGCGGTATTAGGTGTCGTTAATTCTGCTACGAACTCTCCCAATTCATAGCTTTCGCTATAAACTATTTTATTTTTTTCATCTACATAAACATCACTTGTTAGGCTAAAAGCCTTAAGATCACAATCAAGCATACCGTAATTGTAAATTCTTTTTACAGAATATCCAAGTTCTGCGTATTTTATGCCATCTTCTAAAATGTATTCAACCATAGTATGTACTAAGAACTGCTTAGGTCCTACTTGTTTAATGTCATTTCTTATATAAAAATGATATACATCATTAGTATGAGTTTTTTCATATTCGGTTATTGGATGAATAACAAAATTATTTTCTATTAATAAATGCTGACCAAAATCAGATGCTAATAAAAGAGGTGACAGACCAAGCATTAAGATTGCAAGTAGTTTTTTCATAATTTCTCCTAAGTTTTAATAATTTTGGAGGGATCCAGTTTGACTTGGTTTTTGTTCGTGTCGATTGGAACGATAGGAATAGCTTGCCTTTTGGGAATAGCCTGTTTTTCTTCAGATTTTACATGAATCAGATTTGCGAGAGCCTGCTTCATTCTGTCCTCCAAATGGGTAAGTCCATTTGATAAATATATGAGTATTTAATAGAGTAATATTTACGGATATAGCTACATATTAAGGAGACATCATGGCTAAAGCAAAAACCGCAACATCAGGAAAAGCACATACTAGCGTAGTGAAAACTACTAAACAAGGTGGAAAAATTAAGACTAGCACAATGAACAAAAGTGAAAGTAGATCCTTTAAGAAGTACAGGGGTCAGGGTCGTTAAGTGAACGATTTTGTTCAGACTAAAGTGAACATTGTGCTATTTGACGATTACATTTGGGATTTGAGTGATAAGGGTATCATTTTAGATAACAAATTTGAGGTAGAAAAATTAGGTTGGAAACCAGGTGACTATTTTAAACTAGTTCTTACAGAAGAAGGTATGAAACTAGTTAAAGTTGATTGCTTAGAAAAATTTATAATAAAGGGAAAAGACCATGAAGCAAATGATTGACAAAGTAACAGGTAAAGTTTTAAGTAGAAGTGAAGCCGAAGCTAAAATTAAGGACAAAGCAGGCTGGGTAATCACAGTTATTGCGTTATTACTCGCTGTAAATACTTATATGGCCAACAGTTTTAGTAGTAAAGTTTTAAATAACACAATTAAAGCAAATGATGTTTGGAGTTTTTATCAAGCAAAAAGTATCAAACAAACATTAGCTGAAATGAGTTATGATCATGCTATAGAAAAAGGCGACAAAGCCAAAGCAGAAAAAATGAAAGCTAAGATTGAACGCTATGAAAGTGACCCTGAGAAGGGCGAGGGCAAAAAAGAGTTATTTGCTAAGGCTAGAGCATTAGAAGAGGAACGTGATATTGCTAAAAAGCATGGTCCTTGGATGACATTTGCAGGCACAAGTTACCAATTAGCGATTGTATTATTGTCTGCTAGTATATTAGCAGTAAGCATGAGTATGTTTTATGCTAGTATTGGTGTTAGTGCTATAGGCTTATTATTAATGAGCCAAGGCATTTGGATGTGGTTGCCGTTTTAAAATAACTCTAAAAATATAATAAAAAGATCCTTTATAAAAAGGACGAGGTGAGATGGATCCATTAACGCTGTTTGCGTTAGCCAATGGCGCGGTTAAACTTGTAAAAGAGGGCTGTAAGCTTTACAAGGATATTAAAGGGGCGGCTGGGGAAATTAAGGATGTCCTTAAGGACCTTGACGACCAATTTAACAACAAATTCAAAGACCATCCACCCAGTGTTGCTGAAAAAAATCAGTATGTCACCGAAAGAAATCGTGTCATTGAGCTTAATAAAAAAGGCGGTGAAACAACCAACATCTATACAGAAATAGGACAGCAGCTTGGTACTTACTTTGACAACTATTATAAATGTCTAGCAATATTTGAAGAAGAAGAACGCCGTAGTAAGACCGAAGTTTATCATGGAGAAGATAGTTTAGGTAAACGAGCATTACAGCGTGTGTTACTTAAGAAACAGCTAGAACACATGTCTACAGAATTACGTGAAATTATGGTCTATCAAAGTCCACCTGAATTGGGTACATTATGGACTGATGTAGAAGAAATGATGAAAAAAGTGGGCAAAGAGCAAAGTGTTGCTATTGCCGCAGAAATGAAACGTAACAGAGCAATAGCAAAGCAAAAAGCAAGGCGAAATAAAAGAATAAGATATAGAATATTATGTTGGAGTTCTAGTAGTGTCGCTGTTCTTTATATATGTTGGTTAATTTGGGCAATCGTTCAAATAAGGATAGAACATGAACCTGAACTGGGTAGATGTTTGATCCCAAAAGGTTCTTGGGGTTATGAGCAATACAATAACTTAAAATGGGTAGATTGCGAGATTGACAGAAGCAAATAAATACTATATAATACAAGTATGTTCTATTTTATTTTTATACTTTTCACCGCTTTTATGATGCTAGCCCTAAACAGTGGTAGTCTATTTGCAATCTTACTTGTACTAATGGGATTTTTAATAATGCTACCACTTACTGAGGATCTAGACAATGAGAGCCGCTGAACTAGAATTAGACAAAATGCCCCATCTATTTTTAGATATGGATGGAGTACAAGCTGATTTCTTTACCCAATGGGCAAGTTGGTGGAGTTCCAAAATGAACGATCCTAATATACAATGGTATAAGGACATCGGGGATAAAGAGCAGCGTGAGATTTCTATTGCAGCTTTACAGGCTGAAGGACCTGAATTTGTTTATAAATTCTTTGCTACACTTCCAGTATTATCGGGGTGCAGTGAAATACTAAATTGGATAAACAAAAACAAGATACCCTGCACTGTGTTATCTGCTCCCCTCAGATCAACTAAAGAAGATAAGAAAAAGACCATCACTCAAGCAAGTATTGAGGGCAAAAAGTATTGGCTAAGCAAGCATAATTCAAATATGCCCGCTATCTTTGAAGGCAGAAAAGAAAAATACGCTACGGCTGATGGCAGACCAAACGTTCTTATTGATGACCACAAGAAATACATATCAGGATGGGAAGCGGCAGGTGGTATTGGTGTATTACACCGTTGGAATAATACGCAAGAAACAATCAAAAAACTAAACGAGATATATGGTCCATACATAGATAAATAGTATATTGCCCTTATCAGGAATATACTATGGACCGTGACTTTTTCAGAAAATATCTAGACATCTTAAGTGAGTCTAGCCCTCCTCAAGTTTTAGCAGAATCCATCGAATTACACGACAGTTTTGACATTGAACTCAATGAAAACTTTGTCATTGAAACCGGTATTATTGGATTTACTAAGGATGGAGTTATTATTGAAGCAGATGAAACATTGTTAGGATTATTAGAAGTAAACGACATTTTGTGCGAGGATGAAACTTACGACCAAGAGGAAGAAGAAGTTGCTGAAGATGAACAAAGTGGAAAACCATATCAACCTATGGATAGATATAAACATCTAGTAGATAGAGCAAAAGGAGACTGGAAATGGAAGAGGGAAGACGGTTCACCAGCTACTCCAGAAGATTTAGAAACTATAAAAAAAACAAAGCGTGATATACTAAATCAAATGCAAAGTGATGAAGTTAATCCAAACAATACCGACGAAAATGTTTTTACCAAATTTATAAATTTGTTTAAAGAAGATGAGGAAGAGGAATATTACAAACCACCAGCTGGTTATAGTGAGCTTGATAACACAATGATGTCCGTAGTAGATACATTGAAGAACACCAGTAGTACTAAAAACAATAAGACAAATTACGGAACTGATTGGTCATCTACATCAGTGGCTCGCAATCCTAAAGATCGCAGTGGGTCATATCTACAAACACAATATCAAACCAAAGACGGTAAAGACGTGGTAAATAAACAAGATTTTCAACAAAACGTCAGTTCCCCATGGTTAGATTATACTCTAAACAAAGCTAAACAAGATTCAGATACTAAGATGCAGGAGCCCGACGGACCTGTTAAGTATCAATCTATGCCCCAAGGTCCTATGACTAAATTTAGAGCAAGAACAAATGAAGCAGAATATCAAGGACGCAAAGTTCCATTAGGTAAGCCAATGGCAGGTGATGTTGCTAAATCAAAAGTATATGTCAAAAAACCAAATGGTAAAATCGTTAAAGTAAACTTCGGCGACAAGAACATGAAGATTAAAAAGAGTAATCCAAAACGTAGAAAAAGTTTCCGCGCACGCCATCGCTGCGAGAATCCAGGACCACGTTGGAAAGCAAGATATTGGTCTTGCAGAGCATGGTAAAATAAGGAAAACAAATGTCAGACACAAAATTTTTTAGACAATATTTAGATATATTAAACGAAGGGCCTCCAGCTGGAGTAGGGCCAAGCGCACCAGCTGCACCTAAAGCACCACCAGCAAATCAACCTTTAGGAGGATACGATCCTAAATCTGGAAAAGCTCCAACACAACAACAAGCTGATAACCTAATGGGTCAAATTGACAAAGCAGGTAATCAAATTACTCAAGGTGGAGAAAAAATGGGAGCAGGTAATTATGTTAGTGGTGCAATGGATGCAGCTAGGGGAGCGAATGATCTTCTTAACGCAGCAGGAGGCTGGCCGAAAGCACGGCTACCGTTCACGCGTCACGATGCAACTCGCGCAGAAGTTGTACGAGGGCGTAGACATTGGCGGTGAGCGCACCGGTCTGACTCCAAATGCCAATGATCCAAAAATGGCACAAATGCAACAGGACGCTCAGAGAAATTTAATTACCTCAAATAGTATGAAAAACTACATGACCGGAGTTAATAAAACTATGGGAGATTTAAAATCTGGTGACACAACAGCATTCGATAGACTTGGTCAACAAACTATGTATCGTCAAGATACAATGTCACCTTATTTAGATATAAGTAAAAAACAAGCTATGACAGGACAACGTGTTCAAACCCCTGGTGAGTTGATGGGACAAGAAGAACCTTCAGAACCAGCTACACCACAACAACCACAACCTACAACTGAAGAAAGAGATGATGACATGGATAATAGACAATTAATGAGAAAGTATATGGACTTCTTAGATGAAGCTCCTGCTACTGCCATTAATCCAAATGATAAGAATGCTGCAGTTTTTGGTAAACAAATTAATGCTCCCGTATCAAATACTAATACTAACGTTGACACAAGAGCAACTGCACAAAGAGATAAATTAGCACAACAAATGGCATCAGGTAAAATTAATACCCCAGCACCACAAACAGTTGATCCTAATCAAAAATACGGCGGCGGGTATGATCCTAGCAAAGTTAAATACGCAGATGGCGGTGCAACCAGCAGTGGATATACAGCGCAATCACAAGCACAAAAAACAGCTCCAGCTGCAAGTGCAACGCAATCGGCTGCGTTAGATGCATCAAAAGCAAATGCTATTGGAGGTAATAAACAAGCTACAGCTCCAACATTTACGGGAATGGCAGGCAACCCACAATCAAATCCAACATTTACGGGAATGGCAGGCAACCCACAACAAAACAAAGGAGCAAGCGCCCAACGTGCCGCTGAACCTAGTTTAGCAAGTCAATACGTAGCAGCAAATCAACCTCAATCTGCTACTACCGCTAAACCCGCTCCTGCTACTGCTCAAGCGTCTGCACCTAGTTTAGCAAGTCAATATGTTTCAGCGAATCAGCCACAAACTGCGACCGCAGCAACAAGTCAGCCAACATCAGATGTATTAGCTACACAAGCATTAAACTCACAAGACCAAGGGACTTCAGGACAATCAAAAGGCATACCAGCAGGATTTGGTCAAGTAGCAGAAGAAGAAGGTGATAATGACGATAAACTTTTAGCAAGAATGATTGATCTAATTAGGAAATAATAAATGAGGGCACGTGAATTTATACTTGAAGCAGAAAATCAACAGGAACCATCTGCAAGAGAAAGATTTTTGAATAGGGTGATAGGTCCAGAATCTGGCGGTAAATCCTATATCAAAAATCCATATAGTAGTGCAACTGGATTATTTCAATTTATTAAATCAACTTGGGACAATACAGTAAAAAAAGCTAAACCAGGAGATGCGCATTACGGTGTAAGTTTTAAAGATATGCAAACTAATCCAAAAGCTCAAAGGGCAGCTGCAGATCAAATATCACGTGAATATCAAGCTTCTATACAAAGAAACAAACTTCCAGATACTCCTGGTATGTATTATTTATTACATGGGCATGGACCAAAAGCACTGGAACTCTATAACAGTCCTGATAAGCAATTGAAAGATGTTTATTATCCTTACGCTAGAGATAAAAAAGGAGAAATTATATATGATAAAAAAACAGGAAAACCAGTTCCATCTATCGTATATCAACAAAATCCAAATTTTAAACCTGAAGAAAAAATTTCTACTTTTATAGCTAAAAGGGCTGCATCAGTTGGTGATAACATGGCTAATATGTATCCTGGCAATGCAAAATTAGCAAGTGTAACATCGGATAACAAATCTAAAACTATAAAAACAGATAGGGACGAAACTACACCTCCTCAGGTAGCTACAAAAACAACAGTTGAACCTACTATTATAGATAAAGCAAAGAAAGCAGTATCAGATATAGCTGGCACTACTGTTGCTACTAAAACTGCAACTGCAACGAATACCACATCACAGGATAAAAAAGTTAAACCTGAAGTCAAAGTAGATTCACCTGAATATGAAAAAAGGATGTGGGATAAACAAGTTGCTGCAGGAGACAAATTCAGTCGTGAAAGAGAAGCAAGGTTAGAAAAAGAGCGTATAGCTAGATCAAAAGGATTACCAATAGAACCTCCTATGACAGAACCTGACTTAGATCCAAAGGGTTGGGCAGCGTATGATGACTATATGAATAAATTACAAACTGAAAAAGGTGATAAATCTGCCCGTGAACGTGAAGCGAGATTAGAAAAAGAGCGGGCAGCAAAACCAACTGACTCCAGTCAACCATCACAGGACGATAGCTACTATACCAAATTTATGAATTTGTTCAAATAATTTATTGGTAATTTAGTCACGTACTAAGTATCTACATGTCAAAGAAAAAGAAGAACACAAATCAGTATGAGGTCATTAGCCAACAAGATAGTAATGGTGATGTCCTTATACCTATTCCACCAGTGTTATTAGATTCATTAAAATGGCAACCCGGTGATGAAATAAGCTTTGACTTAGATGACAAAGGTAGATTTATTCTGAAAAAGGTATTCAAATGAAAAATGAAACGATGGACCACGCATACGCAGCAGTTGATTTGTCTGATTTTAGTAGACAGGATATTTCTTCACTGACTAGCGATGATTTGCCTACATTGACTCTTGATGACTTAAATTATGATTCAATCAGTTTAGCAAATTTAGCACCTCCCACTTATAGTTATGGATCATATAATTATCCAAATGGGGTGACTAGTGTGAGCATTGGAGGTTCTGGTTCTAGCACAGGCATTTACTCAAGCCCTACAATTACTATAGCACCTAATACATACACAAATACATATACAAACGGAGCTTGGAATACATCCCCGTTAACTGTACATGATGGTACGAAGGGCATAACAGTGAAAGGTGATACGGAGATAGACGGTAACCTTAAAGTTAAAGGTGTTGACATAGGTGAAATGTTGTCAAAAATACAAGATCAATTAGCAATTTATCAACCTGCCCCTGAACTAGAAGAAAAGTGGGAACAATTGCGTGACTTAGCCCGTCAGTACAAGGAACTTGTTGCTGATATCAGAGAAAAAGAAAAGATTTGGGATATTCTCCAAAAATAACTTGACAATATAATCATATGGTGCTACAATTAAGTTACTATCAACTCATGTTATTATTTTGATATGACAATGCACCTCGCACACCCAGCACTCACTACACTCGGCAAACGTAAGGGTAAGAAAAAGTGGGCTAGTTCTGAACAAAAACAGAAAGCCGAACAACTAGACCGTGAGTGGCAAGAACTTCAAGCTAAGTGGAAAACTGATATTAGCGACCGTAAGCGTGAGCGAGGTCTTAAGGCGTCAGTTTACAAACCACCTGTCAATCCACGTGTTGCAGAAATCAAAAGATTTTCTAGTGTTGACACTGGTCACAAGGGTGCAGTCACAATCAAACAACCAATGCAATATACCGGTGACAAGATTATCGGTATTGGCACTATGCACAAGTCCAATGCAGTGCCCATCTTCAATGATGAAGCAGCAAAGGACATTAGTAAAATGAGGAGATAATAGCAATAGAATGGCTAAAGAAGAAACATTAAAATTAGATGGTAAAGTAGTAGATGTACTACCAAACGCAATGTTCAGAGTTGACCTAGAAACAGGACAAAATGTGATAGGTTATATATCTGGTAAAATGCGTCAACATGATATTAAAATACTGTTAGGTGATACAGTTGAAATAGAATTTAGTCTATACGATATGAGCCGCGGCAGAATTACACGCCGACGCTAAATCTCAATAAATACTCTACAATGTATAAAATTGTAGAGAATCTCTCCGAATCCCGCAAAAAGAAACTTGAGATATTACCACTCAAGTATTCTCCTACCGATTTAAGTCCTGTAATAAGTAAAGCAACAATTGACTATCACTACGAAGAATTAGCCAAAGGCTATGCGAAACGTTATAACAATAACGAAGGTGATAGTGAGTTTAATTATGCAGGGACTTTCTTACATAACATTTACTTTGCACAATTTCAAAAGCCAAAAGAATCTGGTACACCTAACGGTCCTGTACTTAATCTAATAAAAAGAAGATTTGGTTGGTGGCGTGATTTTAAAGAAAAGTTTAAAGAAGAGGCAATGAAGATCCAAGGTTCAGGTTGGATCTATCTTACATACAATGGTGAGATAAGAACAATAGTAAATCATGAGGTTCGTGAAGATATACTTATACTAGTTGACTGGTGGGAACACGCCTGGGCACTAGACTATCAAGCAGATAAAAAATCATATTTAGAAAATACATGGAAAATTATGAACTGGAGCCATATTAATACACGATGGGGTAAGAATTTATAATATGGATCAAAAGATTTGTGTAGTAACAGCTACCAGAGAAAAAACAATTGAAGATTTCAAAACAAATACATTGTTAGGAAAATCTTTAAACATAAAAACTTACTTTGATATTGAATTAATCTGTTTTACAGACAATTCAAATGGGTTAAGCAAATGTTATAATGAAGCGATAAGACAATCAGAGAACACAGAGAAAATTTTAGTTTTTGTTCATGATGATGTTGCATTACTTGATTATTATTGGCCATTGCGAGTAATTGAAGCACTCAACACCTATGACATTGTAGGGGTAGCTGGAAATACAAGACATGAAAATAATTATCCTAGTTGGGCACATAGTCGTGTGGAAAACGGTAGAATAGTTTGGGATGATGACAAATATCTTTCAGGATCTATGTTACACGATTCTAATTGGCCTCCTAAAATTGTAAGTATATATGGAGATTTAAACAAAGAAGTAGTTAATTTAGATGGTGTATTTTTAGCAATGTCAACTAATCTTATATCAAAGAAGAATTTGAGTTTTGATGAAAGATTTAAATTTCACTTTTATGATGCTGATTTTTGCAAGTCTGCGGTAAATAAAGAATGTAGTTTAGGTACTTTTCCGTTAGCACTACTTCATGCAGGAAAAGGTGACATGAATGCTCCTGAATATATAGACGCATACAGAGAATTTTATAGGAAATATAATGATGAATTTAATAATAACCGATAGTGCTAAAGACAAGCTTAGTACTGTTATCGCAGAGGAAAACGACCCTTCTTTAAAACTACGCATATTTGTTCAGGGCGGTGGCTGCAGCGGAATGCAATATGGCTTTACTTTTGATACTGAGACTAATGAAGATGACTGGAATATTGATGCAGGACCAGTGAGTGTTTTAGTAGATATGGTATCTGCCCAGTATCTTGAGGGCGCAGAAATTGATTACGCAGAAGATATCTACGGATCAAGCTTTAAAATCAAAAACCCAAACGCCCAAACCTCCTGCGGATGCGGTTCCAGCTTCAGCCCTTATTGATAAATACTAGATGAGGGGTCAAAATGCCTATACCAGGACAAGAGAATATAAACATTGGTGCGCAAAACGAAGCAGCGAATAGCGATTCGCTCTTTACCGCATTTAATAAATCACAGAACAATTTTACAACACTTTTTTCACAATCAAGTCAATACACTAATTTCGTAGGTAGTGACGGAATCAGTACGACTTTGAGTAGTAATACCAAAACCGTCACAATCAATAACACAGGTGTAACTAGACTGACTGCAGGAACAGGTATCGCTGTAAGTACAAGCAACGGGAACGTCACAATATCAGTTTCCGGTGCTGCTAATGGGTCACTTGTTGCTGGGGTAACAAACGTTGGTATAACTAGTTCTACATTACGAATTTTAAATAGTCCAATTGTAAGTTCTGGTACTATGGCAGTCGATTTGCCAATATTATCAAACTTAACTCCAGGTACCTATACAAATCCACAGCTTCAAGTTGATAGCTTTGGTAGAATTACATCTGTACAAAACACGTTTACGTCTGGAACTGTGACTAGTGTCCAACTTCAAAATGGCCCTGGTATTTCAGTAAGCGGCGGCCCGATTGTTTCAAATGGCAGCATTACTGTAACTAACACAGGTGTTCGTAGACTTAATCCAGGTCCTGGTATTCTTCTCACAGATACTACAGGTGAAATAACTATTTCTGCAAACTTATCGACCTTTACAGGAACAGTTTCACGTGTCACAGTAACAAGTAATACATTAAGTGTAAGTAATCCTACAATTACATTAGCAGGAAATATAAACATAGAACTACCAACTAACTTAAGTGTTGTTGGTAATGTCACCGGCGGTGGTAATTTTAATGTAGGACAGGACATTTCAGTAGAAGGAAATATTACTGCAAACGGTAATCTTGCACTAAATCATATTAATGCAAATTCTAATATAGTTTCTAATGGAAATATACTTGCTAGCGGAATAATTTCAGCAAGTGGTAACATACTGTCAGGTGGAAACGTCAGCGTTACAGGTGTCAATAGATTAAGAGTTCCAGGTGGTACAAATGGTCAGATATTACAAACTGATGGGGCTGGAAATTTAAGTTGGGTAACACCAGTAGCCAATATCGCTACATTAGGTGCGGTTGGTGCTAGCGGACAATTACTTTTTAATGATGCAGGTGCAGTTGGTGCTAATGCTAATTTAACCTTTAATAAAACAACCGGTTTACTAACAGCTACAAGTTTTTCAGGAACATACACTGGTGCTGGAAACAATCTAAGTAATATACAAGGTGCTAATGTAAGCGGAGCAGTAGCTAATGCTACTTTTGCTAATACTGCTAACATTGCCAATGTAGCAAATTTTGTATCTAATTCTACGCAACTAAGCATTACAACTTTAGGTAATCTTTCAAGTCTTAGTGTAATAGGTAACATCAGAGGCAATAGTTCTATTATTGCAAATGGATACATGTATGCTCTTACACCGGACGCTAATACAGCAAATACACAAGTTGCAACTACTGCATACGTAAATTCAGTAATAGGAAATATAAACTTATCTTCTAATGTTTATGCACCAATAAATAATCCTATCTTTACAGGAACACCACAAGCACCAACTGTTCCTATAAATAGCCCAGGCAGTAATGCATTGGCTACAACAGAATATGTAAAATCTGCTATAAGTGAAAGCGTAAGTAATAATGGGGAAAAAGCTGGTACGATAAAGCTTTGGACTGGTAGTGGTGTTCCAGACAGTACATGGGCATTTTGTAATGGACAAGCAGTTAATAGACAAAACTATGCTGCATTGTTTGCGAGAATAGGCACAACATATGGTGTAGGTGATGGTATCAATACATTTAATCTACCAGACTTCCGTGACAAGTTTGCAGTAGGAGCAGGCAATGTTTATAGTAGAGGAAATACGGGTGGTACTGCGAATGCGGTTGTTGTAAGTCATACACATACAATCACAGATAACGGGCATAGTCACAGTACATGGCAATCAGCTGGATCGGCACAATTCTCAAACACTACACAACCTTATACCCTTCTTGGTGCTAATGCTACCGCAGGTCAAATCACCTCCAATGTGACAGGTATCTCAATTAACTCCACCGGCGAAAGCGGAATAAATCAAAACTTGCCACCATACCTTGCTGCAAATTATATAATCAAATTAACTGATGATACTATAATTGGATACTCACTTACACAAGGTACTGGAGTAACATTATCTACAACTAATGGCGTTACAGTAATTTCAGCAGTTAAGGGTGATACTGGTGCGCAAGGACCACAAGGTCCTATTGGTTTATCCCCTACTAATCGTGGCACACGTGTATATATGGGTTCCAATCAAACCATAAATGCATCAACATATACAAAATTAAATTTAAACACAGTTGCTTTTGATATAGACACAGAGTGGAATTCTGCTCAAAATAGATTTCAACCTAGCACTGCCGGATATTACGTAGTAAATGCAGTTGTTGGTTGGTACGCTACTGCAAGTTTCGGAATGACATTGAGAGCTGAATTACGTAAAAATAATGTTGCAGTAACAATAAGCCAAAATCTAATATATTACAATAGTGATTTTAATCAATCATCCACATTAGTAGATGTTATATACATGAATGGTACCACAGATTACTTAGAAGTTTATGTATGGCAAAATCAAGCTATAGCTTTTTCTATACTCGGCACAAGCAGTCAAACATATTTTACCGCATTTATGTCGGGAGGAGATCCTAATGGACAAATTGGTCCTCAAGGACCAGCAGGACCAGCAACAGGAATAGGATATGGTCAAACTTGGCAAAATGTAGTGGCTTCAAGGGCGCTTGCTACAAATTACACTAACACAACTGGTAAACCAATAATGGTAATGGTTCTTTGTCATTCAAGTACAGCTAATGGCATTGGTGTACAAATTACCGTTGATGGCGTAATTGCTGCTGAAGGGCGAGACGATGCGTCTGGATACGGTCCTAGTTTGAACACGATTGTGCCTCCAGGATCGGTATATAGAGCCGATATAAATTTATATAGCGGCGTTTTGGTTAAATGGTCTGAATTAAGATAACGTAATAAAACAATAAAATACTAGCTTAATTTTGCTCCATTTCTGCTAAATACAGTATAAAGGAGCAAAAAGAAAATGGCTATACCTACACCAGCACAAACACTAATCGACCCTAATTCAGATCCAGCTTTAACAGTCTACGGAAGAGCTGTTCCGGAAACATTTCCAGCAGGTAACGTCACTGTTAATATAACTAATGTTGAAGAAGTTACTCAAACAACTGTTATAAATCAAACATTAAATAACGCAGCGGGCGGCACCAACTCAAGTGTCCAATTCAATATAAACAATCAGTTGGTAGGCGACTCAGGTCTAACATACGATCCCAACTCTGATAATTTGACGGTTGCGGGCACTGTAACAGCAGGCTTATTTGCAGGCAGTGGTGCTTCATTAACAAATATTCAGGGTTCTCAAGTTGTAGGTCCTGTATCCATAGCGACAAATGCATCCGTTGCTGAATTCGTAAGTAATGCAAATCAATCAAATATTACAAGCGTAGGCACATTAACATCGTTAAATGTTTCTGGAAATGCAGATATTAATGCAGTCAAAACAAATAACATGTTATATGCTAACGGCGAGCCTTGGATCTTTGACTTAGGTACAGGAAATATTCTTTTCGCTGGTAGCCTACTATACAGCGAGACAAACAATTCAATTATATTAAGCCCAAGTTATTCACAAAATGCTTCCGCAACAATCACAGTTCCTAGTGACAGTGATGCATTAGGTAATAACTTAACTATCATAAATGAACTTCGCGGAGTTACACTTACTACAGGTGACGGTAGTGTAACATTTGATTATGACTTTAATGATGACGGTTCATTAACATTACCGGGCGATATTACATCAAGCGCAAACACAATAACAATACAAAGTGCAACTAACGGAAACGCTTATTTGCAATTAAATGAAGATGGTGCTAATAGTCCAGCAACATTAGGTAATGATTTAGGAGATGTTGAAATTATTTCCGCAGGTGGTGCATGGAATTTTAACAGCACTGGTAATTTAACACTACCTGGATCTAATCCAACCATCGTAGGCGGCGGTAATGCAGGTATTGACGGTGGTGGCACACTCAATTTAATACCAGATGGTAATTTGGGTACAGACCAATACATTATTGTTGATCCTAGTGGTCCAAATCACATTCATCTACGTGCAGGTGGAACAGGTGACGCTTCTGGTGCTGATCTATATTTAGGTGCAGAAGATACTTTTGTTCAAGTGTCCGATACTACAGGAATAGTAGCAGTTTCAACTAAAGACGGAGTTGGTAATACATTCTCTTATGTCTTTGCAAATACAGGTGATTTAAATCTACCAGGTAGCGTTAGTGCAACAGGAAATATATTAGGTGCACGTTTATCAGTATCAGGTAATGTAGATGGTACTAACTTACGCACAAGTGGTGTAGTAAGTGCTACAGGTAATATTAGTGGTGGTAATTTAAGCATTACTGGAAATATTAATGCAGCAAATTTAATTGGTGACGGTAGTAATTTAACTAATTTACCATCACAGTTAGGTAACTTCCAAATCAGCGCAAGTACATTGACATTGAATGATAATTCACTTGACATGTTTGTTCAAACTGCGAGTGCTAATGCTACAGTGCCAACAGGACAAAATGTAAGCATAAGTGCAGCAAATGGATTCAATGCTGGTGCAGGTGGTGCAGTATCTATCACAGCAGGTAATTCAGGTCCAAACGGTACAGGTGCTGGTGGCACATTAACATTAATTGCAGGCGAAGGGTTTGTTGACAGTCAGGCTGGTAATATTTCAATTTCAGCAGGCACAAGTAACGGTACTGGCGATGGCGGTAGCATTGCAATAAATGCAGGTGCTAGTGAAGATGGCGATGGCGGCGGAATTAGTATTACAGCACAGAATAGTAACACTGCTGCAGGCGGTGCAATCACAATCTCTGCTGGAGTGTCCAATACAGGCAGTAATGGTACAATTACATTGACAACAGCCGGAACTGATAGTTGGATATTCACTGAAACAAACACATTAGAGTTGCCTAACTCAAGTGATCCAATAATTCAAGTTGCAAATCAATATCCAATCTTAATTGCTTATGGCTCTGGTAGCCATGGCGGTCCTGAACTTAATTGGATGGATAATGACGATCCAGCTAATAACTTTAGTAATGTGAACACAGTAAGAAATACCTTATACGTTAACGAAAATGAATTTTATGTAGGCTTTAATGAAAACGGAAATGCGACTCCAGCGTTTGCAGGAGCGTTTACCATAGATGCTGCAGATGGTTTAGTGACAGCTCCTGCTGACATGAGTGTAATAGGTAATCTAGCCGCTGGCAATATTACTACGATAGGCTCAGGTGGAAACATATCTGGCGCAAATGTAATATCAGCTAACTTATTTCAAGGTGATTTAAGTGCATTAGGTAATGTTGAAGGTAATATTTTAGTAGCAGCTTACTTATACGGTGATGGTTCAAACATCACTAATGTAACAAGCACAGGTTTTGCAAACGGTAACAGTAATATAGGTATCATTAATAATGCTAATATAACATTCTCATCAGCAGGTAACGCTAATGTAATGATTATAGATGGTGCTGGTGCAGAAGTTACAGGTTACTTTAGTGTTACTGGGGACATAAGTGCAGCAAACTTAGTTGGTCCTCATACAGCAGGTAACAGTAATATTGTTATTACAACTAACGGAAATATTACATTTACATCAAACAGCAATGCAACAATGGTAGTTACCGATACTGGTGCAAACGTAGCTGGTTATGCAAATGCAACTTACTTCGTAGGTGATGGTGCTAATATAACTGGCATCTTAGATAACGGTAATAGTAATATTGTAATCACTGCTAATGCTAACATAACATTTACTAGTACTTCAAATGCGACAATGACAATCACTGATACTGGTGCAAATGTATCAGGATATGTTGATGCTACATATTTTGTTGGTGATGGCGCTAACATAACTGGTATTACATTGGCAAACTTAGACAATGGTAATAGTAATGTTGTTATTACTGCAAATGCTAACGTAACTATCACAAGTTCAAGTAATGCTACAATGGTAATTACAGACACCGGTGCTAACATCAGTGGTTATGCAAATGTAACTGGTAACTTATCGGCAGCAAACTTAGTAGGAACATTAGCAAGTGGTAATAGTAATGTAGCTATCACTGCAAATGGAAATATTACGTTAACTGCTACAAGCAATTCAACAGTTATTATTACTGACATAGGTGCTAACGTAACTGGTTATGCTAACATTACTGGTAATGCAAATATTGGTAACATTGGTACTGGTGGTATAGTATCAGCGACAGGTAATATTACTGGTGCTAAAGTTACTGCAACTGTTGCTCATCAATTACCAGTTTACGCAGATACAACAGCACGTGATGCTGCAATAGCTGTTCCAACAACAGGAATGCTAGTTTGGCTTACATCTGGTAGTAATGTTCAAGTATACACCGGATCTGTTTGGGCTAATTTACAACCAACGTAATATGGGAATCTTTGTAGGTGGCGGAATAATATTAGGCGCAGGAGTAACTCTTTCGTCACCTACTCCCCCAGTACCCGGTAGCATTTACAGTAGAAGCTTGGATATATCCAACAGGATTAAATTCAACTACTGTTATAATAGGTGATATATCAGGTGGGACGGCTGATTGGCATCTATCAATTCAATCTGGTAATTTAGTTTTGTATTGGACTGACGGTATAGATAGTTTTACAAGTACCGGTGACACAGAAATTTTAGAAGATGAATGGACACATGTTGCTCTCAGTGTATCCAGTAGTTACATAAGAATGTTTGTTAATGGTGCCACTCAAGATATTACGGGTGAATTATTCTTCACTAATACTGCAAGTACAACAAATCAATTAGTAATTGGCAATCAATTATTTGATGCATCAGATGCCTTTTTAGGGTACATGACAAATATTAGAATTAACAATACTACATCACTATACAATGATAGTTTCACACCTCAGATACCCCTTATTGACGTTGCTGGCACAGAATTGTTATTACTAGCAAATAGTACTGCACCATTTATAGATTCAAGTAGTGCAGGTACTATTGTAACAGATTTAGGTAGCACAGCATACAGTACTGAATACCCATAAAAAAAGCCCCTAAGGGCTTTTTTATTTTCCTTTTAACTGCTTCAACATATAATCAGCATACTTACTGTCACACATTGAAACTACATCAGAGTGCGGCCATTCTAAATAAAAAGGACAGCCATTTTGCCATCTAAAAGTTTCTTTAAAATGTTTAAAGGCTTCAAGATCCTCACGTTTACTTGGATCAAAGTAACGCCTCCGTTGTGAGTATCTATGAAGTATTGTTATACTGTCATACGAATTCATTAGGTGCGATAAGATTAGCGCAAAGAATTTTTACGCCAGCCCAATCATCAGCTTCATCCCTGCCATTGATTTCAAATAGAAAACCATTGTCATACATACGAATGGTCATATCATCATCAACTTTAATTAGTTTATCAGAAATTTTCATAGTTATCCTTAAATGTAAAAAGGACACCCGAAGGTGTCCACCTTATTTGATTAAGCTGCAACTGTAGTTTTACCGCGCTGCTTGATTGCATCAAGACTAGGCTTAACTACTTTACTTGCCTTAACCTTTACTTCGCTCTTAGGAGCCTTTTCACGATCCGCAAGTGAATCGCTAATCAAAGCCTGATCTTCTGGGCTTTGATAATCAGCGTGACCCTGTAGAAACTTGAGTGCATCTACCTTAGTCATTGCGCTAGGCAATTCCATCAAATCAATGCGAGTCGCACCACCTTTAGTGAACTGCTTTACACGGCGAATCAAATCGTCAGTAAAGCGAACCTTACTGTTACCGTTGTGAGTTGTGATACCTGCTACTTTGAACAATTGCTCAGACATATTTACCTCTTAAGGTTAGTTAATAATAAAATTAAAATGTGTTCTAAACACAAGTATAATGATAACACCGATTCTTTTTAATGTCAACAATCGGTGTTACCAAAATCAGATTTAGTTGCCCAAAATGTAGGGCTGATTCCAACGACCAATGTTAACATCAACATACCAACCTACATTGAAATAGTCAGTTTGGATATCCGACTTATCCCAATTGCCCTCATTCATTGCAGTGAAAATTTCCTTAAGAAATTTCTTTGCAACACCATCAAAATGGTCCTGATACCAGTACGGGTTTACATCCAGTGACTGTTCCGCAGCAGAACCATTACGAAAGCCACCGGGCTGAGCAGACACTACACTATTGTAATTACCGATAAAATCAATTACACCCGATTTAATGGTCAAGCACAATGTCATGTGATTACGGACACTCAGCGAACCCTTAACATTGTACTTTTTAAGGATTGCCTTAACGACTGGGGCGATTTTTGCTTTCTTTTCTTGGGACATGTAAGCCATTTGTTGCTCCTGTTTTGTCAGTGTAAAGTGATATTATATAGCCAAACGGATTTATTGTCAAGTTTTGGGTGTGTTTCTTGAGGGAAACTTTTTACACCACATGCACTTCTCACTTTTATTTCCGTAGAAATATAAGCCCATGTCGGGAAATTTTTGTTTACACGCCTTGCATGTAAACACTTTCATTTCCACTTCTGTTTCTTTTTTAGCAACCTTTTTAGGAGTTGCTTTCTTCGCTGGTGTTTTCTTTGCTGGTACTTTCTTCGCTACTGATTTTTTTGGTAAGGGCATGTAATCTATCCGCACAGTTTCTTATATCCTCGCTAAGCTTGCCTACACCAATATTGGATTCAACAAACCTAGCAATGTTATGCAGTTCTATGACTGCAGTTTCTTTAGTTGTATCCAACTTCGTAATCCTCTGGCTCAAGCATATCTGCCTCAAGTACAGCATCTTGGTAAGTATTTGCTTGCAATTGAATCACCTGACCTTCAAAGAATGATGCCATATAACCTGAGGTTGAAGGATCATAATCAATACTGATAAGAAAATTACTCATTACAGTTTCTCCTTAATAAAATTAATCACTTCGTTTGCTTGCTGAAGGTCACTAGAGTCTACTGCCTGATCAATCATATCCAGTTGGATAGTATGCAATTCATTGACCATTTGGTTAATGATCTGTCGTTTACGGCTAGCACTATTAAACGTGACGGTGTAGTTAAAGTTTTTGTAATTATTCATTAGTTTTCTTTTCAGGTTGAGGGTTGTTTATTTTGTTGCTTGTGTACTCAGCAGCACCTTGGATATCCTTACCAAATCCACCAATTGTATTACAGGCGGTCAAACTAAACATTGCTATAAATGCTATTACGATTTTCATATTACCACTCCTTATGTTCGCCATACTGTTCGTTGTGTTCGTACCCAGTGTAATACTCCTCAATTTCTTCAACCGTCAGGTTGGTGATTCTTGAACCATGTCCAGTACCTTCAGGATACCAATGCGGGTCAGGGTCGCGCCGATAATAACTGTCAGCACTACCACGGTCATACAAAGCACCATGCCGCTTGCGATCAAACTGCGGCTCGTCTTTAAGAATCTTAATAACTTTTTCTTTAGTAACTTCCATATTAATCTCCAAGATAGATACCACCTAGTTGACGGCGCTCAATTTCCCAACTACGGTGTAAACGCTTGACCAACCATTGTGTGAAATCTTTTACTGCACCAAAATCTTTTACGCACACCTTGTGACGCTGGCGAATTTCTTTTTCATTAGCAGGATCTTCGCCTAATGACTTGAACAAAGCTAGTTGACGTTCTGTTAACATGATTACTCCGTATCAATCAATCAATACCGTTATTATATGCCCAAACGGATTTATTGTCAACCGTTATCATCTTGACAACATCTTAGCGAGGTAATTTTGTATCTCAGCCATTTCCTCGTGGTCTACGTAGAAATCAGTCAGCGGATCCCAATACTGACCTTCTTTCGGATCATAGTACAATACACGACCGTTTGCGTAGAAGAAAGGACCCTCAAGACCTTTGCGGGGTTGAAATCTATTGTCACGCTCAGTTGCTATACGGTAGGACATAAAAACTCCTGTTGTTTGACTGTAAAGACATTATATACCCAAACGGATTTATCGTCAACCGTTGTTACATTGACAACAAATTATTTGTAAGTCTTAACGTCCCAAACAAGAAACAAACCAATACCTAAATAAAGTAAACCACCGGACACATTACCCATTAGAATATTTGCTAGTCCACTAATAATATTAGCAAATCCAATAGTGTAACCTATTGTAGTACGATTAGTCCACAACCACTCAACAATTTTTGTTTTCATAATATGTTCCTTTTAAGGTGTTTCTTTTCCAGATAAATCTACGCCGCCTTCAAATGCCTTTTCCATTGCTTTATTAAATTTTTCCATTTTAACAGATTCAATTCCAAACTGTTTTCTTATTTCCCGAACAGTCAAGTTCGCAGGATATTTAACTTCAAGGTCAATCATCATTTGACAACATTCTTTGACAATTAAATTGCCAAATTTAAGTATAGCTGCACGGTCGTACTCATCCATCTCATCCCAACAGCCTTGTGCTGTTAGCCCGGCTTCATACATAAGGTCGTCAAATTTATTTGTCATCGTAGTATCCAAGCAATCAATACTAATGTTATCATGAACCAGAACATGTATTTGCTCCGTATCCTATTGTGCTATCAAAAAATAAAGTCCAAACAAAAAACATAAAATAGCAGATACGTATAGTTTCCAACCATTAGGACGACCTTCTGCTTTGTTTGTAAGTATAGCACCTGACAACATACCTGCCAAGATAAAGTGAACAATAACAAAAAACATAGACAAAAATAGCATCATTAAGATCCAAAAACAAGTAATGCTACTATAAAACCGGCTACAAAAGCAAGCATGAGGTTAACCATTTTATCACCTTGCTCAGGAGTTGGTGTAGGGATAGCATCAATAATATTTTCTAAAAATCTTTTCATAGTACAGGTCCCCAATATTGGTATTTCAGCAAATCAGCAGAGGTTTCATCATACAACCAGGACAATGCACACCAAACAGAATCTTCAACATTATACCACTCACGATACGCAGTATACCGTTCTTTGAACCATGCACTATCACCTCGGGCTTCGGCGTACCTTTCTGCCCTTTTAAGGAATTCTAGCTTGTCCATTTTTATTCCTTTTATACCATATGTAGAGGGTTACGGCGACGCAAGTATGCAAGTGCCTGCTCTTTGCTATCAAATCTGCCACTGATCGGCGTTTGATGACGACCACGCACAATGTACCATCCGTTCAGTAATTTATTGAATACGATTTTCATAATTACATGCTCCAATATGATTCGCTGGACGGGCTGCAGTAGTAAGGAGTGTCATAACGCTCCTGAAACTCTTTACCACCAACCAAATTTTTGCGGGTGACATAAGTTTCAAAAACTTCAACAATGAAACCCAACTTACGCTTGCCTTCAGCAACCGCTTGAATGTAATCTTTGGTGCTAGGAGCAAAATCTTGTTTTGCATACAAGCGCCGACCTTCTTTAGTACGCTTGTCAGACTTGTAAATCTCAAGAGTGTATTCTGTAAGCTTAGACATTTACTTCTCCTTATCAGTGACTATAATGATAGTATATCGCCAAACGGATTTATTGTCAACTTTCGGGTGAAAATTTTTTGTGTTTTTGTTGTCTTTTGTACAACATTTTGCTTTTGACAACTTTGTGCTTGAACGGGAGGTCGTTGTCAAAAAGAACACGGTGTGCCCTAGTTTTGACAGGTGTTGCAAAACTAATAACTTCTCTTTTCATGATAGTAAAATAATAACTAATTATTTATGATTCCATCATTATAATACAGTTTGGATTTATTGTCAATCCAAAGTAAACTCAAATTCTTTTACATTTTTGATAACAAAACTGCGCCAAGCTTTTAAGTCTATGTCATAAACTGCGATATAATCTTTTTCTTTATCCTTTTCTCTTTTATCCTGTACACTTTCAACTAAAGGTAAAACAGAAGGATCAAGTGTGCAATTCATTACACGTTCAGTACCATCTTTTTTTGTAAAAGTAATTTTTACTGGTCGCTCTTTAAGTAAAATGTGTATCCAATGTCTAAACCGTTCCCAGTCATTTTCATTCCAATCTTTTGTAAGATTTTTAGAAACAGTCATTGGTCAACTCCTAGTATTTCACATGCTTCATTAA